ATAATAATAGGTAGCCGTAAAACTATTTCTAGCCGTACCCTCACCTAAAACCTCTGAACCTACTAGAAATACCTCTCCAGTATCGTAGTTTACAGAATACTCTCCTAACTTAGAAGGTAATCTACTTGAATTATATTTTAGCTCATACTTAAAGGCAGACGCTAATTTCTTAGATTCATCCGCGAACTTGAAGCGAACTCCGTTTAATGATATCGGTTGATTCGCCTGGTTAACGATCGGAGCTTTTTTCAGAAAGAATCTTGTGGTGTTCGTAGGAATAGATTCGTCGTTAGACTTTTCTACCCGAGACACCTCAACCGTATCTTCTACTATATGTCTACCTAAATCTTTATATAGATAACTTATCTCGAAAGAGTCATTTACCGTAGGCTTATTTATATTTCCAAACTCTGATAATAAAACCTGATCGCTTTTTAGTTTATAAAAACTGAAAGCAAAATCTTGATCGTAAAAGTTATCAGCTATAGAATACTTAAATTGCTCAATATTATATTCTATTCCAGTGTTACCGGAACAATCGGGTTGTGCCCCATCTTTGATTAGCTTAACGGTTAAAAGCTTAACTATATTTTTATTTTTAAGAGTTAATAAAAAGCCCTCAAACCCATTGCCTTCACTGTTAGCTGAAACAATCTCTGCTTGTACTTCAACCTGATTTAATGATATGGGAAATACTGGCATTTTTTTATTTCTAATAAATTCATTATTAGACGTATAAAATAAAGTATCCTTTAAAGGCTGCGCTCCTTCGGGTAGTCGTGATACTCTTATAATATCGTAAGCATTCTCATTTGCCAGCCTATCTGTTGCGCCAGCAGTTCTTGTTCTTAATTCATCTTTTATATCTACACAAAGATAATTATTGCTTAGAACTTCGCCTATTTTCTTTTGAGCGGTAAAGAACTCTTCTGCCTGCGCTGCGTATATACTTTTGAGGTTAGTATTCTCTATTTCAAATAAGCCAGGAATCTTAGAGAACATTCTACCTCTAATAGGATTAACTGTATCTATTCCTACGAAAAATAGCTCTCTCGAATTTGAATCAAACGGTATTGTTCCACCTTTTATTGATGAAAACAAAACTTCTTCAGTATCAATAAACTTGAGTAGGTAATAATTACCAGAAACCTGCGGCCTTGTTTTAACGATAACAACGCGATCTTTAATATCAATACTTAATATATCCAAATCGTTAACTGCACCATTAAGTGATTCGATTTGAAAGTTGGATGGAGATAAAGCCTTATTCAACTCTTCGCTAAAAGTAACTTTTAACTGAGATGTTGAAGGTATTGAAAATGCTATCGGTCTTAATGCCATAAATATAACCTTATGTGATTCTAAAATCTTTTCTTGATACTAGCTTGAACTTAACATTTCCTGCCGCTATAGATTGATTGTCTAATGCTTTTATAAATGACTTTCTGCCAGTCTTACCTAATTCATTGAATAGAGAAATATTAACTGAATCCACGCCTATAACCGATGTTGCGGAGTTTATTATATCAGAGTAGTCTATTGTACCTGATAAACTTGAACTATTTAGTAAATTAACAACTGAGTTTGAAGCATTCTCAATTACAGTAGATGATTCCTGTAAGAAATCTGAACTAACAACTATCTCTCCTAATATATCTATAAATAATGTCGGGGACTCCTTAACTAAAACATCCGCGGATATAGAACGTACCGGTTCCAAATTCGCAGTAACATCTGATATTAATCTGTTTAGATTATATCTTACAGTAATCCTCTCTCCTTCAGTTGGAGCTTTAAATTTATAATTTGTAAAATAAGATAAACCTACTCCAGGTTGAGTTATAGGCTCAACTAGTATTGTCCCAATTAAAGTTCCAGCAGGACTTCTGAATCCTGATGATACAGATACTCTGTTTATTTTGCTATAAACTTTATCAGATATAACTTTTCCATTTCCAGAAAAAAACAACTCCTCCGAATCAGATAGGTTGTATAGTAAAAAGCTCACAAAGATGGTTTCGCCGCTTGAGAACTTTGTTGCTAAATTCTGCTCGGTGCTAGGAAGTGTGAATTGATAGTTGCTCAAAGAAAGATCTAACTCCGATACTCCAAATCCATAACTGTTATTATTAAGTTTATGACCTATTAAATCTACAACCTTACTATGATCATCTATTGAATAAATATAGTCAACTCTAGCTATTCCAATATTTTTAGGTATGCTTGTTATTCCCAAGTAATCTTTTAGATTAGATAGTAAATTAAAAGTAAGTCCATTTATCGATAAACCCGCAGTTACCTCTAATTCTACTCTGGTTAAGCTTTCGCCTAAAAACTTTATTTTTCCAGATCTAGAGGTTCCAGTTAGTGTTGTGGACAACCTTGTTGGGCCAAATCTAATTATGTTCGTTACATTTCCAGATAAATCAAAGCTGTAAAATACAGGCTGATTACTTCCTTCTATTTCTGATAAATTAGAATTAAGTAAAGAGTTAGATAAATCATTTCCAGTTATAGGTAGTAATTTTAAATCTATAGCTGGAACTATATCATTTATCTTTGCGACATAATCAATATATATTTCGCTTTCATTTAAATATGACTCATTAACTATTTCAAGAATATCATTTGCAATCAATACATCTTCAGAAGAAAGAGTTACTATATTATTCGCAAATGCACTATCGGAACCTTGAAGCTTATAAAACTCTATTTTATTATAAAAAACTTTTGCAGTCTGCGAATTTCCAACAGGGCTATCAGTAGGTAGCACCACTAACCTTCCTGAGAAAGTTCCGTCAGACTTTAATGTATTATATAGCTCTACACCATTTTCATTTTTAACCGATATCAAAGAATCTATGGGGTCTTCACTTAAATCTATTGTTATGCCAAATACCTGAGCTCCACCAACGTTATTGAATAAATTAATTTCACCATCAGCAAGTGATGCTGTAAATATAGAAGTAACCCTACTTATATCATGCTTTGTTTTAACTATATACTCTAAATCATCATCTGTCTTTTCAATTATAGCTTCTTCTTTAGAAATACCATTAGCGGTACCCCAATCAACAGAGCCGCTTACATTTGAGTCAACGAACTGCGCTCCTGAAAATTCGCCATTGTAATCAACATACTTATCAAATAGTAATCTCCAAACATAATCAACGCTTAATATATCTGCTGCTGATGGCAAAGTTCTTCCTGATATCACTACTTCACCAGAATCATTTAAACCTGTACCAGATTTAACGTTTTGTGATTCTATAACATATACCTCGCCAGTTGTTTTATTTAAGACCCTACTTACCGTAACAATAGGCTTGTGATTTAACTTAATGATATTTTTATCAGCAGAGCTAACTTTAGAATTCTCTCCGGTTATAGATATATCCTGATAAACTCCTAGTACATCAGTAGAACCCTTAAATCTTAATGCATCAACACTGTTAATTGATTGCTTTATAATACTCTCAGCTTCAACTTCCTTTTCATTTGAAATAAATCTAAGCTTATCAAATCCAAAAGGGCTTCCTCCCGTTCCAACATTTACATCTTTAACTAACTCATAGTTACCAAATACCTCGCCAAACTCATTTGTTGTTTTTGCAGATAGAACTCCTGAACTACTTCCTATAACTGAAATTATAGCGTCCGCTGGCTGAAGAGGTAGCACTCCATCCTTAAATGCTTTAATTCTTCTTTCATCTACAGTTAATGTCGGATCAAGGTTACCTTGCCCTAAAATAAAATCATTTCTCTCATCTGAAGCATCACCTGAACCGGACCTATCTGTAAATATATATGAATCAACTATTTCCTCAAGCTTCTTTCCTAATATATAAAGATCTACCTTTCCGCCTGTTCCGGAACTTAAGATTCTAAAGCTGCCATCATTAATTTGAATCGTCTCCGTTCCATCTCTCAGCATAAGAGTATTTCCTGGCTCAATAACTATAGCATCATTTACACCTGGAACACTAATTGCCGCTGATCTATAGCCGAAAGAGGTTCCGGTATTTGAACCACTAAATACCGCAAAGACTCTAGATCTAAATGCAGCATCAGATTCTTGATTTGAACCTCCGTTAAACGATGTTAGATTTATAACATTTAAATTATCTTCTAAATTACTATCAACTATTTGAAGACTTGATATGTTTCCGGATATACCAGAATTGATTGCTCTAACCGGAATTTCTATCGCGAAAGAGTCAGTTATACCTGCTAAATTTAATGCACTTCTTAATCTATTAGCATTTGCCGCAAACCTATTTTTCTCCGCAACTGACATTACGAAGTTTCCTATTGTAACAAATTGTAGTCCGCTTCTAGAGTAAACTATTTGACCGGAAGGAATTGGCACATCTGTTGTTAAATTATTTGTAGTAAAAACAACCAAACCATTTGATGGCGAACCACTTGTTTTGACTATTCCAAAGTTACTGGCCCATTTAACTAAATCGTTTCCAGTAGCTGATTCCGGAGACTGCTTTTCTGAAACTGCTAACAATGAGCTATGTAGCTTCTGCACCTGATCTGCTTGCACATCAATAAATAAGTCTCTTGCTACTGAGCCCGCTTCAGTATCTAAATTTGGTTGTGTTAGCCTAAGCCTTTCAATTACTGACTGAACTATTTCGCTAAAAGATCTGAATATTGACATTTATATCTACCTTATATTATTCTAATTGTAACATTCTCTGTAACAGTAGTTAAAGCTCCGGTTTGTACTGATACAAATATACTATACAACCTTGGATCAACTAAATCTCTCTGCACTGATATATCAATAATAGATATAATTCTCTCTCCAGGTGTAAGAAATTGTTTTCTTGATTGACTTTTTTGTATTGACATTATTTTCAATATCGCATTTTCAACTGAAGAGTTTAAATCTGATTCTAACAACTCTTGATCAGGAATATTGCCTATATTTATAGCTCCAATCTCACTTCCGTAAGATGGGTGATACTCATTCTCCCCCAACTTTGTAAGAAGAATTTTAATAATTGCCTGTCTAAGTTTTTGATTATCAGATACTACAGACATTAATCCAT